TGTCGGATAGGTCTGCACTGGCCCCGTCGAACGTAGCCCAATGATTATAATACCCCTCATCGGAACCGCTCATCCGAACAGTACCGCCCCCCACACCTTGACTAGCCGTACCTGCGTCACCAAACACAGCAACGCCTCGGGCATCAAGGCTCGCAGTATCTGGTTGTCGGTCAAGAGGGTCGGCGTTGGTCATCTCCACACCATCCACAAACAACTTAACCTCGTTGCCGTTGGAGTTCCCTAGGAAGATACCGCACAGGTGGTACGCACGATTAGGCACCATCTCTGGGCCATACACTTGTAGCCCTGTGGGAAAGTTCGTTGCCTCCACTACTTCGAACACTAAGTTGTTTCCAAAGCCAGCAATGAACTGCCACTTGGTCGTAGTATCACCTTCACCATAGATATGGATTGGCGGTGGTCGGAAGGAGTCAAACATGAACCAGCCACAGACCGCTTTCTGGGTCTGGGCTGAATTGTTAATGTTAGCTGTAGTGGCAAGCGTGACGCGATCACCACGAACAGAGATGCTCCCCTGCGTGTTCGTGGTCATGCAGTTACTTGCGTCCTCTGCAATAGCGGTGCCCGTGTAAAGGACACCACTATCAGTGCCATTCACAGCGCCTATCTCATCCAGAGAATCATCCTCAAAAGGGTAATGGTGATCCGCCCCCAGAGTTGCAATATCGTCACGGTATGCCACCTACAACCCTTCGTGGTTTATGGGTTACTGAAGTTTCTTTCCAATGCCGCAACCAGTGAGGCAGTCAGACCCGTATTGGTGATTGTCCCTGTCGCAATAACGTACTGAGCCAGACTCAAGCCAATAGCAACAATCGTTACTGGTGCATCGGTACTATCAGAACCCGTTCCGCGCTGAAGGTTTTCATCATACGCAAAGTTGTAGTTCTGAGTCGCGCCGGGAATAGCCCCAGAGATGTCAGTCGTCGTATCGTCATCAACAATAATGGCGTCAATCGTGCCGTAGTCTCGACCAGAGTTATCACCAGTGTCATCGTTGGTGAAGAACATGGTGAACACCGCGCCTGCATCGCCTGTCAGGTTAGAGTTGAAGTTCAACGTAACCGTTACAGTCAGCGGGAATGTCTGAGTAACACTTGAGTTATCTACAAACGCTACCCTGTTCTTGTCTGCGCCTGAGAACGAGTCTACCGTCACACCAGTACCACCTGATCCGACAGGGTTAACCGTCAACTCAGAAGTGGTCATCGTGTTACCTGTAGATGCCAGTACCAATAGAGGCTCAGCCAGTCGCCCAATAACATCTGCGCCGAAGCTCAAAGCACCGTCGTTGATATCTGTAGAGTTCAACAGCCTAGCCGCAACGAATGCGTAAATCTGTTCTGCCGAAGCTGCACCGCCGCCATCTACCTGCGTCACCGAAACATCACCGTCAATGATCACACCAAACGCTTTGGTATCACCAAGGACAAAACCATCCCTAGTCTCCGCTACGTTGGTGTAGGCAATACTCATATCGTTGTACGGGGCGATGCCACCGTCAGCGTTAGCCTCCGATACCGCAAGGTCAGTAATAACTGGATCAGCAGCTTCTGAAAGCGGGAAACGATAAACTTGGTTGGTGATAGCTGATACACCAATGGCTGTCGTAGTCGATTGGTCATAGGTCTTACCAAACACTCGGATACGTGGTGTAAACACCTGAGTCCTGTGGTCAATCGCTATAAGAACAGCTGTGTCATCTGCGTTTGTCGTGAACGAAGCAGCACCGAAAGTAAGTGTCAGTGTAGCTACTGCCGTTACAACCTCCGTCACATCGTTAGCACCATCTTCAGCGTTCTGGAATGTTATGCTGTCCCCTACCTTGACACCATCAGCAACCCAGTCTCCTGTTGTGCTAGTCACTGTAGTTGAGGTGGCAAAAGCAATCGTGCCTGCCCCTGACAAATCAATACCAATAACACTGGCTACCGCCTCGTTAGCAGGCCCGTCGAAGGTCGCGTCAACGATGTCTGCGTCAACCAAAGCTGAATCCCAGAAACCGTATGTGAAGTCAGATGCGTCAATGTTACCCAGTGTTACCCAACCAAACCGTTGGTTGATCAGGAAGCCGTTTACATCAACTTCGTCCCAACCAGCAGTACGGATTAGGGCGCGGGTATCAGAAGCACTACTTGTGGCGAGTGTAGATTCCGCCTCATCAATGGGCCTCCATTCGTTGAATTCAAATTGCTCTGGCGTAATAGCAGTCATGGGGAATGGGAACTTGATCAAATCAGCATCGTTCTTCCATTCCTCTTTCATAAAGGAATATAGCGCCTGACCGAGAACACCATCGTTAGTCAACTGCGTGACAGAACCGAAGCCGTTGATCAAAGAGAATATCCTGTTCGTTGTATCGAAGTGGATATTTTTCTCATTGGCGTTTGTACCAAAGATACGCGCAGTAGCACTAGAGCTATCCGTAATGATGTCGGGCGGTGTACCTGTCAAGGCTTGCTTTGTTACTGAAATAGATGAGGTTGTGGGTGACCCTGTTACAAGGTACAACCCGTTGTTACTCACGGTTGTAGCATCTCGCAACTCAATATAGTCGCCAGCAGTTACAGCGGGTAGCGAAGCTGAGCCAGTCATCGTACCTGTAATGGTAGATACCAGCGTGATAACAAAATCACCGGGGGTAGTTATTGCGCCTTGTGACAGGCCATCTGGATCAATTATTTGCGCCATGATTTATTCTCAGTTTAGGTCAATTTTCCGATTTCTAACCCGGTGAAGGTCAGCGATACGCTGCTCCTCCGTAGTTATAGTCGTCCTCAGCTGATCCACTCCCAGTTGACCCGACGAGATCATTGCGTCAATCTCACCTAGGGGCTTGGCCCGAATCTGTTCGTCTGTCCATCCTGCCGTTGTCGGCTCTGGCGGTTTTTGTTGTCTATCAAGGTCTATGTATGTCACGTCGCCGCCCAATTTTCCGTGCTTTTTCTCAAACTCTGCTTGTTCCATACACTTCCCCTTAAATTAACATTATCTGTCGGTCTGGTATAGGCACCTTGAACGGGCCGTTGGTGCTAGTGTACTCCGCGCCCCAGCTACCGACAAACAGTACAGTGTTATTTTTAGATGTATCGTAGATCATGTACCCGGCCGCCGTCATCGACGCTTTCGGCCACTCTACGTCACCCCATGTCAGGTACACGCTACCGTCTGTTTCTTCGCATAGTTCACAGTCGGATAGCTTCATGCCTCCGGACTTGTAGCCGAACCCACTTACCTCGTAGTCGGTCGTATACGCTCTCGTGCCCACACCCAGCTCAGCTTCAGAGCTGAACAAAGCAATTTTGCAAGTGTCGGTCAAAACTGAACGCATGAACAGCGCTTTAGCTGCTTGTGTTACCCCTGTCTCGATCATCCGTTCTGCCCCGTCGAGACATTACGCATGGTATTACCGTCGCGGCCGCCTGCAGGTGAACCGTCGGGGAGAGTCTGGACGCCCTTAGTCCTTGTCGCGCCCGTAACTTGACCCGAATCATCACGGGAGAAGCTGACGTTATCTGGTGCTGCACCTAAAGCCTCCTGCAGCATCTCTAGCTGCTGTTGCTGTTGCTCAATTACCTGTTGCTGTTGCTCAATTACGGTCATCTCTCTACGTGTAGGAACAACTTTGTCTACGTTCATGTTCAAGTTGCTCGCCGCGTCGCGCAGTAGTTCAGCCGCGCCGTTCTGCCCGACAATCTGACTCGCTACCGGGCTGTTCAGAACCAAGTTCAGGAACTCGCTGCGCCGTATAGCCTCAGCCTCTTTCACGACTAGGCTGCTCGCGCCGCGCGCAACAATCTGCACGTCGCCGACTAGGTCAGGGTCTTCGTTGTATCTCAAGTTATCATGGTACAGCCGCTCAATGGCGGGGACGATGACGTTCTTGTCGATGTTGTTTATGACTTGTTTGATGCCCTTGCCAGCGTTGGAGATCATCATGGAGAGACCTGATGATGTCCGTCCCGCGCCGGGCGTGTGTTCACCGGTCATGTATTTCGGAATCATCGTGTCTTCGTCAGCTCGGTCTGCAAATTTCTCAAATACCCCCATCAGCTCCTGTGCGTTGCTGGATGGTTGGAAGAAGTCTATGGGCGGCTCAGTACTATTCATCTCCGCTGATTCAAACTGCCAAATTTTCCATGGGTACAAAGCGGTAATATCTTCGCCGGGTGGCATTCTGCTTACGTTAACACCGACTTGTGGGCCAGATGATATGCCCATGTTATTCGACATCGCGCGCGCGGTGGCGTTGACCATAGCCTGAGAGTCGCGGCACAGATCAGCAACGCCGTTACCGTCGACTGAGCCGGGCTTACTCTCGTAGGACGCAATGTAGTAGGGCTTTCGTGCGACGGGGTCGTAGTTCAACACGGCCTTAATCACTGTGTTGCCTATCAACCAAATTTCACAGGAGTAGCTCAGGTCTTTATCCGGAACATCAGCCTCAGACATACCCCACTCACGTAGCAGAGAGCCGTTGACCTCATCCCACATCTGGAGCGCATCAACCGTGTCTTGAGTGTTGACCGCGTAGTACGGGTTTTTACCCTCCGCATCTGCGACTTCAGTGTCGAGCCACAGCCAGTTGGCTAGGTTCCCACCGCCGAAGTTGGCTAGTACCGACCGTATCGCATCTTCGTTGTATCCGGGAACGCCGATCAGCGCTTGCAGCTCTACGGCTGTCAGCTTGTGTCGCTCGATGACGTAGCCGTCGTTGATGTCCGACGCCCATGGTGCCCAGTACAACATGAATGGGTTTACCCGCTCCCACTCATTACGAATCACGTCTTGTGGTTTAAGCTCTCCATTAACCCACTTCATAACTTTGCGCTTACGCTTCATTGGGCCTTTCAGCGCAGCGAACGGGAACGTGACAATGTCATCGAGAAATTCGTTGAACGCTTTAATCCAGCCGCCTTCTGCGAGCTGGTCTTCCATCTTAAGCTCCATGCGGTCGACTCGTTCCTCAGAGTCCTCTTTCAGCGCACGTTCCGCTTTGTCTTTCATGTCGTCTGCTATCTGCCGTAGCTCCTCTGGGGACGGCATTTCTAACCCCGACGACAGCTGCTCCTGCATTTTCCTAGCTAACTCAGCCTGCAACCCATCTAACAACCCGCCGGGCATCTCCGGTACGGGTGTCGGTTCGATAGACCAAGGCTTGTCGCTGCCATTACCCAACAACGTGTCACGTAACCAGCTTGTGGCTGCGCGGCACTTCACAGACGTTAGCCGCACAAAAATTTCTGAGCCGCCCTGTTGCGCTATCTGGGATTGTATATCGGGATCATATTCGCCGTTGCGCTGTCGCAAGCACTGCAGCATTCGTTCTTCTAACTCGCGTCGGGCGTGGAGTGCGTTCTCCCAACGTCTTCGGACGTGCGACGCAAGCCCTTGAATTTCAGGTTGGGCCTGCAATTCCGCGTTACGTTGCTCAGACTGCCGTTCAAGATCGGATGCGCTTGCAACTGGAATAAGTGCGGCGTATGAATCAGCCATATATGGGCCTCAATGCAGTTATTGCGTAGATTGTAACAACACGCGTCAAGCATACAAGTATTTAGACTGAACAACCTCTCGGCGGGTCGAGCGTTTCTGCACCCCCCTTACCGCCATGTCGATCACGCTATCCGCATATTGGTTCGCGTCGTGGACGTGGGAAAAGCTGTTTTTGTCTGGTGAGTTCTCTAGTTGACCATCGCGTTTCTTCTTGTATCGGTATCCATAAATAAACCCTTTAACCAGTTTGTCACAGCATGGGTCAATAAGATACATCGCCTCACCGTCGACCTGCGTCGCTAACAACCTCTCCACCGCTTGGATTCTGTAGTCTGGTTTGTTCGACGGTGGTTTA